ATGCCTGTCTCCTCGTCAAATTCGTTGATGGTTAGTTTGTAAACTGGAAGTTTCATCGTCTTTAAATAGCGTTATTGAGTTACGGATACTTTTTTCAATGATGCCACACGACCTTGAGTCCGTGAAATGTCCCCTTCGGTAACGTATACACGTTGATCAAATCCGTTGACTTGTGGCAATGTGGATGATACTCTCGGTGCTGCCATTTGTGCCATCCCTCCTCCGCTTGATTGCATTCCCGATGGTGCAGATGGTTGACCGCCTTTGAGGATGTCTCTCGCTTTCTTTGCGTTGGTCAAAATCATTGCAGCCAAACCGATGTACTTTGCAGCACCAGCAAGACCACCCGTGGCCACGTTGTCGGGAGATGGTTTTTGAGTCACGTTCAATGCTCCTGATATTGCCATTGCCGTATCGGCAGCGATAACTGACAAAGCAATTGCCTTGCCTGTTTTGGTTTGCTCTCCAGCCAATGAAGCGATGGAATTTGCCAAATCAATGGACGCTTTGTACAGGCTTTCTTTTGCACTTTGAACGGCTTCTTCGTTCTTGATTTTGTCTGCGGTTGCCTTGTCGCTTATTGCCTTCTCTTTTGCTGCGGTATCTTCGGCAAGTTTGATGGCGTTTTCTGCGTTCTTCTTTTGAAGTTCTTCTTCTTTTTTATCAAGTTCAAGCGTTGCCAACATTTGGGCATCCGCATATTTTTGGTCAATCAATGCGAGTGCTTCAGCGTTGCCTACATTCGCCATTTGTTCTTGAATGTACGATTCTTTGAGTGCTGCAAGTTTGTTCTCATATTCAACTTGCAATCGCTCACCTTCGTCCTCCACTTGTGCCAATCTCAACTCCCTCGCAGTTTCGTTTGCAGAAAGTTCCGCAGAGATCAACTGGTCTTGTGCCTTAACTCTTAACGCTTCAATTTCTTGTTGTCTCTGCAATTCATCGGCAATCCGTTTGTCTTTATCGGCTTTCCTTTTCTTCCCGGCTTCTGCGTTTGCATCGGCTTGTGCTTGTGCTTGTTCTTTATGATAGTTGCCTTCTTCAACTGCCAACACTGCAAGTGCGTTCTTTGTGTCAAGTATAATCTTTCCCCACTCTTTCTCGGTGTTCTTGCCGTAGTTTGCACGAGCTTGTGCAAGGTCATTCTCTAACTTTTGCCGTTGCTTGTTAAACACTCCGACTTCATCACCTCTCGCCTTCAGCAATGCAATCTCTCGGTCAAGTTGCTCATTGGCTTTCTCGGTTGTCTTGTTGAGTTTTTCTAATGCCCTATCTTGTGCGGATGTGATTCCAACCCAATCCGTGAATTGCTGAACTAAACCACCTACAAACTTGACCATTGAACCAAGACCAGGGATCAACGACATCACGGCTTTTTTGAGTGTGTCAAAGTTGGCAATGATTAACGTCAAAGCGATACCGATTGCACCAAAGGCAAGGTTTGACATATTGCCCAACGCCTTGAACGCACTCATCACACCACCTTTGATATTCTTTGCAATCGCCCCAAATTGTTGTTGAACCTTTCCGAGTCCTTCAAGACCTTCAGCCAATGCCATCGCTCCTTGCAACTTGACCATTGTCTTCTCCAGTTCTTCCGATTGGTTGCCGAACAATGCCATTGCCCCTTGTGCTGCTTGGAATCCACGAGCAACTCCCGAAACAACGGTGTTTAATTGTGCAAACTTATCGGGGTTTACTGCCTTAACTCGGTCATTGAAGTCCTCCATTCGGTCACGAGCTTGAGCAAGTGCCTTCTCAGCCTTGATGGCTTCAGGTGAAAACTCCCCAAACTGCATCACCGCCTGTTGAGCGGCAACGGTTAACTCCCTAATCTCTGCCTTCATTGACTTGAAGTCAGGCTTGTTGACGGTTAAGTCAATACTTGCATTTAATGCCATCTTATTTTTCTCCCATTAAAAAGTAATCAATACCATCAGTCACAATCTCGTGTGCTGCCCAGTTTCCCGACATACTATGTGTGTCTGCTCCGTCAATCTTTGCCGTGCCTGTTGTTGCAATCGTAACCGAATGTGCTGCGGTTATTTTCTTGACTGCAAAATACTTCCCACTCAATCCAGTTGGATCGGGTAAGGTCAACACCATTCCTCCCGTTGCTGGATTCAACAGAAATAAGTAATCGTCCTTTGTTGCCGTGTAACTTGTTGTTATCGTTTTGACATCACCACCACTCAAAAAGTTGGGATACATCTCGTAATTACCGACATACATTGTGTCCGATTTGGTGACCTCAAAGTCCTCACAAACAATCGCCACACTCCCGTTTGTCTCAGTCCCGAAAACCACATCCTTCAAACCAAATCCCGAATTGTCGGTGTTGGTTGGTGATTGAACGATTCCAGTTCCCACAAATACCCCATTGCCTGTGCTTTCGCTTGTGCCAACACTCACCGTACGAATGCCGGGTTTGATTGGGTTGCTTCCGCTTGGGTAAATATCACCGTAGGTTTCCTCACTTTGTCCTCCCCCCGTTCCGCTTCCAATGGTTTTGTTTGTGATGGTTGCTGGTTGTATAAATTGAGCCAACAAAAACTCGCACAAATAAACGCCTTCATCCGTTGGGTTGTAGTTTTCAACCTTGTTCAATCTCCAATACTGACCTTCAAAGAAGTACAGATTTTTGAATTGTAAATTATACCAATCACTTGGAGTGATGCGGAAATATGCTCGTACTATTTTAGAATTCTTGTTGGTGATTTCATTCAAAAAACGGAAGTAGTAATTGGTGACAAGGTTTGAATTCCCATAACGATAACCAGCACCAACGCCTAACTCCTTTGGCATCCCAAACAGGATATCAAATGTCGGGTTGCTCAATGAATCATAATGAATAGTCATTGGCAATGCCGTGCGATTGCTGAAGGTTGAAGGACCTGAGAACATTTTCCAACTTACTCCAGTTTGTAAACCACTATAATAGAAGATACGAAGGTCACCATCCTTTTGAGCTTCGACATAAGACAAGACAAAGTTGCGTTGTCTGTTGTCATAACTCTTGATTTGAGTTGGTGAAAAAATGATTTCAATTTTCTTCTCCGTTTTTACAAAATCATTGTCAACCTCAAAGGTGCGTGATCCATATGTATTTTGATAGTTCTCTTGATATTGTTGATTGCTTACATCCTTGCCTTCTTTGTAACTAAACTTGTAAGGGTTTGCATCCAGTTCTCCCATTGGCACAATCTCGATGGGTTGTGAGTAATCCAACTTCTTTGACCAATCTAATTGACTGCCATTGTAGAAATCATCACGAGGAACACACCTCAACACCTTTGGTTGGTCTTTGTTAGGTTCAATGTAGAGATTGAACATCTTCACAAATGACATCAACATCTCGCTTTGTTTGACTTCCGAATTCAAGAATGACCCAAAATCTACGGCATCCCCATAACCAAAAGTAGTGGCGTTTTGATCATTCCAAAAAACAGAATCTGCCAACAACCCAAATTGAAATGATGAGTTCGCCAAATATCCGAGTGGTGCGGATTTGTTGTAAATCCCTTTGAATCGGATTGTCACCACGTCACCACTATCCAAGCTCACATTGTTGAATGTGATGTAGGATTCGTGCGTGATTGTGGATGAGAAGTTAATGCTCTCCCAACTCACATCAACCAAACTGCCATTGACATACAAGCCATATTCCAAAGTCACCGTAGTGAACGAGCCTATTGGAGTAAGTTGTGCAAATATATCTGCGTTAAAAACGAATTGTCCTGATACTGGAGTGATGAACTCACCGGTTGATGGGTTGTAATTATTGCCATTGTCAAAGTTGCCCGATGTAGAATCGTTTTGGAAGATCAATGTCGTTCCATTTTGCACGAGTTGTGCCGTGCCTGTTCTACTTGCTTGGAATTGTCGGTCTTGTATGGTGGTGCTATTCAACGTCAATCCATTCGGTGGTGATATAATCAACCTTTTGAATCGCTCATTATGAAAGAACGAATCGCCCGTGTAGGAATAACCAGCATCCGAGAAGATTTTGTCTACAATCGTTTTGGCATAAAGACAAGGTGTCATTGCAATGACCGCAAAATCTGTGATGTTGCGAGTGTTTGAATACCCTTTGTCAATCATTGCATACAAATAACCCTCACCCAATGCGAATGCCTGAAGCGTGTTGTTTTTGTAGATTTGATTTGACCAAGAATCTATCACGTTCCCACTTGACAAAGTGTGATTGTATTCGCTGAAATCCAACTCATTCAATTTGCGTTCTGCAATTGTTGTGAATAGGTCTGCGGTCTGTCCGTGAATGCTACATTCGTAAACGATTGCCGTAGTATCTGTGACGTTGATTTGAATCAATCGGATGAATCCCCTCAACTGCTCTATTTCGTCCAACAGAACCACGACATCGGCTTTCTTGTTGGGGTTAAAATCGGGAGCGAATTGTGTGGATGTGCGAACAACGTGTTCAACCTCAAAAATGTGGGAGAATAGCTTGTTGTTTTGTGAAGTCCCTGGTATTGTGATTGTCTTTGTCCACTCGCTGGAGCGTGATTGTGGTTCACGAATGTCAGCAATTGCCTTGTTTATTGAGATATCAAAATCCGCAGACAAATCAACGGGCGTATTATTCACTAAGAGCCTTATCATATGCGTTGTGATTTGTCAGCAAATGAAAGCGTGATGTCAAGTTCAAGGTTGAACATTCTATCTTGTACGGTCTTTTTCTGCTCATATGCCACATTGTCTATGTTGACTGCGTACAAAGTGCCATCATACATATAAACGATGGGTGATTCAATCAGGTCTTTCAACCAAATTGATTCCACATCATTGATCCAGTTACTAAACAACTTAATTTTTTGGCTTGTTTCGGTGTGATAATTGGTGCGAGTCCTTGCCGATGTTTGGTATCCGTACGATGCACCCAATGTGTAGGGGTTTTGTTGGAATTGTTTTCGCACTACTTCAAAGTTATCTCTGCGAACCATATTAAAACGGAAGGACTCAAACCCACCAAGACGATTCATAAAGAAAATATCAGTTGTTTCGTACTTGCTACACTCGTCCTTGATGTTGAATCGGTATGTCTCGGACTTGGATGTACCTCCAGCCTTCAACACAACGTCAAAGAATGTCGCTCCACCGGGTATTGTTAACTGACTTCCAACGGGTATTCTCACCACCTTAGACGAAGGCAAAGTAAATGTCTGCGTAGATGTGTCGGAATAAGTAATTAGAACGCTTGTGGCATCTCCTTTCAAAGCATAGAGCCAATCCTTTTGAGTGCGGTGTATTGTCCGTGTGCGGACGTTGGTCAAGAACTTTGCGGATGTGGATGTGGCGAGATAATTAGCTTGAGAGTAGGTGACCAAATCAAATGGATTCAAGGCAGCGTTCCACACCGTGCCGGTTGCAGATGTCAAATCAAGATATTCCGTGATTGTTCCAGTTGGTGAGTTGCTATACTCATACCCGAACTCTACCTCGTAATCGCTGAATGAGTTCACGCATCCGCTTGGTGATGTATCGGTGAATTCCCAATTATTGGTAACGTAACTTTCAAGAATTCTGCCAATGTTGAACACGCCCTTGTTTGTACTGCCAAAGTAAATCGGTGCTTTCAATTTTGCCACGGTTGTCGCTGCGACCTTGACATCGGCAATGAACTTGAAATTGTCTTTTGTGTAGATACCACCGCTTGATTCCGTTATGACAAAGTTTGTGTCATTGAATGCTGGTGCGTAGTTGTTGGGTTGTTGGGTGATTGATAGAGCCACGATAGAAAATAGCGGTTAGGGTTATGCGTTCCAATTGATGATAATTATTGAAATTTAATTTGTTACTTTGTACAATAGTTAGGTGGCGAAATTGGGTAGACGCATAGGGAATAGTCATTCTTTGTAGAAATACAAAGTCAGCACTAACCAGACAAAGTTGATGTCATATAGGTTCGAGTCCTATCCTAACTACAACATCTCGTGCAGACAAGCCACAACGTATGCGTTGAATCCTTTGGCGGCTGCCTGTTCAATTCTTTTGTCTCGCTCCTTCACCTTTGCCTTGAAAAAAGCAATCGTGTTGAGAAACTCTATGAGTGGCATTGTGAGGATGGCATCCCACTTTGTGCGGTCACCTTTGACAATTCTGTCAACCAACTCAAGCCATATTATCGGACTTCCGTTATTTCCTTCTTCAACTGCTCCATCTCCTTGATCAAATAGGATTGGATAGTTTTCAATAACTCTGGATAAACTGCCGAAAAAAAAAGCGAGTAGCTATATGGCAACGGCACTTCCATTGATAGAAACAAATCGCACTTGTCTTGATAGTGTGCTTGTGCATCTTTGATGGTTTTTGACTTGCCAAAGAAATCCACCTCATAGGCGAGTAACGCCATTATTTTGTTGAGCGATTCTATCGTATCTCCGTTGAACACTTGTTGAAGTTCTATGAAGTGGTGGCCACAAATCTCATTGGGTGTTTTTGCCAATCGGAAATATCTGCCCTTGTGTTTGAACATAAATTGAACAGGTCGGTTGGGCAGTTCATTCAAGAACTCCAACTTCTTGAACTCTTTTGTCAGCTCGTCAATGGGCATTGATTCGACCTTGTCCATTGTCCAGTTGTTAACGATGGCAAGGATGTTCATTGTCCTTTCAATGTGGGACATATCACGACAAGAGTGAATCTCTTGCAGTTGGTGGATGGTTATGTTGTTCCAATTCATATTATGCAAAGTAAAATGTTCCTGGTCTGTTGTGTTTTTTGCAATCAAGAGCCAACGCCAATGCCATAACGCAGTCATCGTGAAGTCCTTGTGGTGCGGTGTATCTCACGCCCGTTCTTGTGTACTCAAATTCAAAGTTTTCCATCTCCGAGCCTATCGGTTCTTCAGGGAAAAACACCTCCTTGTTTTGGACTGATATGACCAAACCCTCAATGAGTTGTTGTTTGCTCTGTGATGTGAATTTAAATCCCTTAATTCTTGGATGACTGCGTTGTAATTGCTCAACAATAGGATCTCCAACACCGGTACTATCAACGAATGCTGGAGTCACTCCAATCAATGAGGTGATTTTTGCCAATGTTTGTGACCAATCGGCTTGGAATCTGTCCACATATGCCACACAATTCATCGCATCCAAACCGATAATAACCGTATAATCCGAATACTTCGCCAAATCCACGCCCCAACTTACCACACTTTTGTTTGTAACTGGGTGATAACAACTGCGAATGGCATCAATACCGAATGGATTTGTCTTATCGTCCGCTGGTTCTGCCAAATACAATTCATCAAAAACGTGTTTTGGTAAATCTCGTTTCGCTTGTTCAACCTCCTCAAGTTTGAGAATGCCTTCTTTGACTGCATCGTAAGCGGTTATCTTAAAATATCTGTAATCACTCTCACCACTCCTCGCCCTTTCGCCCAACTTGTAGAACCAGTTCTTTTTGCCTTTGACGTTTCCAATCAACTTGCACTTGCCTTGTGTAGCGGTCAAGGTTGAACGCATTGCATACCACGACTCTTCACGCATCCTTGACGCTTCGTCAATCACGGCAGCATACACGTCATCCCCATACAAGTTGTCAGGCTTCTCCCCTGACTTGAATTCTATCCTCGCTCCAGTTGGTAAGGTGAGCAACAACTTGGTTTCGTTGGATTGGAAGAAGTTTTTGTCCGTCACTTGTGACTTCATCCTTCGGAAGGCAATCTCCGCTTGTTGGTATACAGGAGCAACCCACCACACCGATTGGTTGTCTTGACATTTCAAGGCTTGTTCAAAAAGCCAAATGATGTGAGATGCGGTCTTTCCCGTTTTTGTACTCGCTGCGGTTATTGTGAACCTCTCCTCACAATCAAGGATGGCTTGTTGGTAACTGGTAACAAATGGACGATTGTAGGTTATTTGCATAAACTTTGATACACCTGTAATCTCGTCAAGTTGTGTAGGTCAAGATTGTGGTACGTCTCACAATAAACTTTGTTGGAACGCCCCATTGATTGACGAACAGAATGCCCAGCATCAATCAACTTTTGAATGGATGCTTTCCAATTGTTTTGGGTTGCAAATATCACACCGTCATTTCCCTGATGGTATAAATATGGGTAAACGGCTGAACAGATGATGGGGATTCCATAGGCAGCCGCTTCCACAATCTTCAATTCCGATTTGCAGTTGTTGAATGTCGTGTTCTGCAATGGAGCAAGTACAAAGTCAAAGTGTTTGTAAACCTCACCATATTCAAAGACAGATGTCCCTTGCACGATTTTGGCTTTCGGAATCAGTTTCACGATGTTGTTCCAATGCTCACTTGGAGTGTAACCGCAGATGTAGAACTCAACATCCATAGAATTGATGTCATCGGCAATGAGCTTCAAATCCTCCTCGTGTGTGATTCCACCAACCCAACCGATTTTCACACGGTCGTTCTTTTCTTTGGGTTGCTTCCATTGGTTGTGGGTGGTATCCAAGCAATTAGGAACTATGTAGACGTTCTCGTTGATTGCCCTCACCTCGTTACCGAGTTTTTGTGTGGTGACAAACACGGCATCTGCGTAATTGATTGCATCCTTGATGGCATTCTTGATTCCTTTGCGATATGCCCAATATGCTGGGTTATATTTTGGAAGTACCCAATAATCATCCACGTCAATAACGTAAGGTTTACCAGCATCGGTGATCCGCTTGAGTACATCATACTGATTCTTTCCAAGCCATCGTGAGAAGATGATAACGTCATACGGAGCGAGATCAATAGTCATCCACTCTGCTTGTGACTGGCAGACATCAACCTCCGCTTCTCCGTTAATTTGCATCCGTAGATGGGGTGTGTATATGCGGTGATAAACAACACCATTAATTCCATCGGTTAGTATTAAAAGTTTCATAGGTTTTTGAGTAGGTAATTGAAGGCTTGATTGGTGACGTAATCAAAGCCATTGTTCACTGGTATCACATTGGGGGTGTTTGGACAAACCTCAAGCAATCGTTTCACCTTCATCTGTTCAGCAATAGCGTACGTGCTTGACTGATTGCCGATGAATGCCTTCACGCTCCCCATAATCGTGGCCAACATCAAAGCATCTGCACATTTGAGAAGCTCACAATCTAACTGCCATCGTTCGGTGAATGCAATATACTCGGATTCGTAACCAAAAAAAATGCACTTGTGTTCTTTTAATGGGAAATAATTGATGTCGTAATTCCGATAACGTGAGGAGAAGTTGAGAAGGATGTAATCCTCAAAGGATGGTATTGGTTCACTTGCCGTGATACAAGGGTTGTGTAGGTTTGTAATCAATTCGGGATACACAAGAAACTGATTCCGTCTCAAGTCCCCAGCTCCGAGATTCAATCCGTGCCTTCGGAACTTGTCAAAGTCATACACCACGTCTTGGTGATGATGCATATGAACCGCCTTGATGTATTCTTGGTGTTCGAGTAATGGCTTGACATATTCGTATGAGTTCAGGTTCATACAATACCCACCACCGGGGTGACCAGGAACACCATTCGGTTCACGGAATCCGATGTGAAAGTCAATCTTCTCTCCGTGGAACTCGGATGCTCTCTTTGTTGCAGAAAGTGAATAGATTAAATCACCGATATGTCCTGACTGAATTACTCTCATTCGTTCGGTAGTACAGGGATGGGCATCCAATATGCCACGTCAATAATTGCATTTGAATACTCCTCAACCCAAAGGTCATCAAAGTACCTTGCCAATGTTATCAATCCGCTGGTTGTTGATACCAACTGAATGTCCTCGTCTTGTGGTGGGAGCTTGTCCTCACCTCTCCAACTTGCTCTCATCTAAATTCAATGTTATTGTGAAATTTTTACTTTCAATAGTTTGGTCAATTGTTTCTTTTGGTTTGCCTTGTGATCGTGTGAGCAACATCTCCAAGTTAAACAGGGAGTTCTTGTCGTGCGATTTCAATAACGCACCGGCAATGATGCGTTCAAAGATTGTGTACTCATCCCCTCTGTCTATCTTCTCCAGTTCTTTCCGTGACAAAGTAAGCATAGCGTTCACACTATCCTCAACCTGCCCTTTTGTGTATCCAATCTCTTTCAATTGGGTGATTAATTTTTGCGGTCTGCCTTGCATATGCCGTCTTTCATCCTCGCCTTTTTGAAAGGGTTTCAAGTTCTCTATTGCTTTTGGGTTGTTTGCCATTTTATCACAGAATTATCACAGATTATTATTATGAACTTCTTGTAAATACTCCCTCTTTAATTTTGTGCCAAAGTGAACTTCGTGATGGCATTCTCTACACAAACCCATCAAGTTATCAATAGTATCTTTACCTCCTTGACTTCTTGGAATCACATGGTGAACATCCACGCAACGCCTACCGCAATTTGGTAGTTCGCAAGGAATGAATTCGCTGATATCGTATCCAAAGTGATTCATATATATTTTGACATAG